CAGCAGCACCGCGCCGCCGCTCCTGCCGGCGTCAAAGTCCCACGCGAGCGGATCGCTCCTGCCCGTGGTGAAGTTGACCACTCGCCGGTCCATCGGATCGCTGACGGCTGTCACCGTGATCGTAGCCATGCGCCCACCCACCTTCCTGGCGCCCATTCTCCCATCCGAGCCCCGCAGAGCAACGCTGAGCGCTCGCGAGCGCTCAGCAGCTCGTTACACGTGCTGAGCGCCGAGCGCTCGCTACGGCTTGGCTGCGGGGCGCGCGCGGGGTGCTTTGGGGACCGCGGGCTTCACCGTCTGCACCACGCCCCCGCGCTGGTGCCCGGAGCCCGCAGCGAAGCCCCCGCCGAGCGCGCGGGGCTGGACTCGAGCCCGAGCAGCTCGCGAGCTGCGCGAGGTGCGGCCGCTGCTGCCGCTCGCTGGTGGCTTGGGTGCTGGTGCTGGTGCTGGTGCGCTCACTTGCGCCCCCTCCCGCCGCGCGGCTGCACGGTGCCCGCCGAGCGCCGGGCGACTACCCGCGACACGTGCCGGTAGCTGCCCGAGGTGCCCGAGCGCGCCGAGTACGCGAGCGCCGAGCGGAGCGTCTGCTGCCGCGCTCGCTCGCTGATGCCCGCCCGCTTCGCCTGGCTCCTCGTGGGCACCGGGTAGGCGCGCTGCGCGGGGTACGCGAACGCCGAGCGCGGGAGCCGGGCGCGCTGGCGGCTGGTCAGTGCCATGCGGTCAGCGTAACCCGCCGCGCGGCAGGCAGGCCGAGACGACCGCGAGCCCGGCCGCGACGACGCCGGCGGCGAGCAGCTCGGTATCCCGCGCGCGGTTGAGCACGAGCACGACCCCGCCGAGCACGATCGCGGCGCAGCCGAGCAGGATCGCATAGAGCTGCGGTCTCATTGGTAGCTAGCGGCGATGCGGGTGATCCGCCACGGCCCGCCCTCGTTGGCGATCTTCTGCCAGGTATGGACCGCGTCGCCGTCGCGCTGTGTCCAGGTGATCGTGATCTCGTCGTTCGCCGGGTTGATCGACATGCCGACGCCGCTCTGCGCCTTGTGCCACTCCTCCTCGCTGATCGGGTAGGGGTTGCCGTTCGGCCCTTTGTAGCAAACGTCGCCGCGCTGATTGACCATCGCGAAATGGAGCCGGCCGTCCTTGTCGTACACCGATGATGCGGTCATAACGCTGCTCCCGGTAGGAGGTGGTTCAGGTGCCGTACCGCCGCCGCCGCGAGCCCAGTCGAGCACCACGTCGAGCGGGTAGCCGCTGCCGGGGTCGGAGTGCCCGCAGCCCGCAGAGCCTAGCTCGCTGTGATAGACGACGCCGCGCCCGCTGGCCGAGCCCAGGTCGGTGATCGGGATGCCGAGCGCGGCGGCCTCCTCGGCGATCCACTCGGCCGCGTTGCGCAGCTCGGGCTCGCGGTTGGCCAGCCAGTAGCTACGCGACCAGGAGGCGAAGCCGCATTGCTCGGCGCTGACCGCCCGGCCGTTGTAGTTGCATTGCGTCCAGCTCGCGTCACCCCGGCGCACGCCCTCCCAGACGTGGCCCCGGTTATTGTCGATGCAGACCTGCGAGCTGGCCCCCACGGGGCCCTGGAAGTAGTGGGCGCAGTCATACGCGCCGTTCGGGCCGGTGAAGCCCTCGGTGGAGTGCAGCACGATGAGGTCTTTGGTCCCGCCGCCCGAGTAGTTCCCGGTCGGGGTCCAGTGCCTAGTCAGCATCGCGGTCGCCCCTCTCGGGCGGCTCCCACGCGCCGTCGTACGGGCCGGGGTCGTCGCGGTTGCGGGGGCCGTACTGCCCGTCCTCCCGCCAGCCCTCGGGCCGGGGGCCTGCCTTGGTCCAGCCCCACGGTTCGCCCTGCACCTCGACGGCCGGTTCGGCGCGGGGCTCTGGCACCTCCAGCTCGACCTCGCCGCGCGCCAGCTCGTCGGCGGTGTACTCGTCGCCGTCGCGGATCAGCCGCCGGCGGCGGCCCCTCCAGCGGTCCCCTAGTGGCATCGCTGCCTACCCTTCCCCGTGCGGCGGAACTGTGACACGAGCCCAGGCTACGCCCGGCCGAGCCCCCTCGTCCTGGACGAGCGGCCCGAGCGCGCCGCTCACAAGAGCGGGACTGTCCTGTCCACGATCGCCTGCGTTGACGAGCCCGTGTTGCCATTGCTGACCGCGTACAGGATGCCATCGGTGCGGTAGTCCACCGCGAACCGGGCAATGGGGTTGTTCCCGTCAGCAACCGTCTTGATCGAGGTCGGCCGGTACTGCGCGGGCAGCGGAGAGCCGCTGTTGATCGCTACCGTGGAGGTCGAGGTGGCGTGCTGCGCGCCCCCGGTGAACTGGACCTGCCCGTCCGGGGTGAAGCGGTACTTCAGCGCCGAGTACCCCGAGATCGCGCTCCACCCGGCGTCGCCGATGACATTGTGGAAGCCTTCGAGGTTGCCGGTGACCGGGTTGTTCCCCATGAGCCCCTGCGTGGGGTGGACGAAGATGGGCAGGCTGGTCCCCGCCACATACGGCCCTTGCGAGATCCGCAGCAGCGGGTCCGGCCCGCCGACCAGCGTCCACGGCGAGGTCGGCCCGACCGTGATCCCGCTGGTGAACGTCCCGTAGCTGGCGGCGGCCGGGGTGAGGGTGAACGCGGAGGAGAGGTTGGCGTTCGCGGGCACGGTGAGGGTGGCGAGCTGGATGCCGATCCGCCCGGCCGTCGCCGACTGCGGCATGATCGCGAGCGTGAACTGGCCCGTGGTGGGCGACACGTCGGCCCAGAGCGCGTCCGTGCGAGCTGAGCCCGGATCGCCGGCGTTGCCCGCCACGGTGATAGAGGAGCTGCTGCCGAGCACGCCGAGCGTCCCGTCACCCGCGCTCGCCACCGCCAGCCAGCCGGCGGCCACCACCACGTTCAGCCCCGCGCCGGCGCTGAGCGCGACGGGGGTCACGACGCCGGCGGCACGGCCCGCCGCCAGGGCGGTGATCACCCGCCTGTCGTCTATGGCGTTGTACTGCCCCGCCTGCCCGTATTCGTACTGTCCGGTCGTCATTGCGTGCTCCTCATGGCAGGGTCGTGGGCGCGCCCAGGCTGGTGCGGAATATGAGCTGCTGCGCAGCGCCGAGCTGCGCGATGGCCTTGGTGATCGTGGCGCGCGCCTTGGGCGTGGGCAGCACCACCGCGACGGTCCACTTGCTCGTGCCGGCGGCTGCGTCGGCGTCGATCTGCTGCAGCCGGCCGGTCACCGTGTAGCCGGCGGGCAGCAGCGGCGAGGTGATCGCCACCGTCACGTCGTCGCCGACGCCGTAGCTGCCGAGCGGCGGCGCGTTCACCGTGGCGGTCGCGGTGAGCTGCAACGTGGGCTGCGCCTGCTGGCTCGCGCTCGCCAGCGCCTTCTCGGTCAGCGTGGAGGTGAGCACCACGCCCGGCCAGTTGTCCACCCCGTCGAGGCGCGGGAGGTCGCTCTGCGGCAGATCCTTGACCTGCACGGGCTTAACCGCAGTGCTCGGCGAGTTGGGCGGCACGTCGCCGACCGCGATTGTGTGGGTGCGCATCGCGTCGGCGTCCCACTGCGCGGAGTAGGCCACGCCCGCGCCGGGCACCTGAATGCCCAGCCCCGTCGCGGTGCTGCCGACGCGCGGGTAGGCCACGCGCAGCGTGCAGCTCGGCGCTGGTGCTCCTGCTGCGTACTCGCTGCGGAACTCGGGGCCGCTGATCACCCCGGCTAGCTCCTGCAGCAAGTACGCGCGGCTGTTGCCTTCGAGGTACGCATACGCGCGGTCGCGGAGGAACCCCGCGCCGGGCTGCACCACGAGGTTGACGCCGACAGCCGACACGGGCGCGGCCAGGTCGCTCGCGATGCTCGTCTGCTCTACCTGCGTGTAGGTGTGCCCGCCGGCCACGTCGTAGGCGCGCTTGTCGAGGTAGCCGGGCAGCTCGGTGAGGGTGTAGGTGACGCCCACCCCGCCCGTGTCGGTGACGCCGGTCGGGCACCCGCACCAGATCGGCCGCGCGTTGTAGTACGCCCAGACGCGCCACGCCCACAAGCGCAGCGCGCGGTCGGGGGTGATCGAGGAGTCGGCCGCGTCGAAGGGCAGGGTCATCTGCCCCGAGCCCCAGCCGTTGAGCACCCAACTGCAGGAGAACGCCGTGGGGCGCAGCGGCCCGAGCGGCTGAGCGCCGATGGTGGTGTCCGCCCACCACGTCCACGGCCGGTGGCTCGGGCTCGGTGCCAGCGGCGGCGCGGCGAGCTGCGTCACGACCATGCGGACTGCCAGGTGAGGTTGACATTGCCGCCGCCCGTGCCGAGCAGCGACCACGTCGCGCCGCCAGCAGGGACCGCGAGCGGCGCGGAGCCCGGCTGAATGTAGGACTGCCGGGAGGCACCTCCGGGCGCGTACGCGATGAGCCGGTCGGTCTGCACGTACACCTGCTCGCCCGCAGCGAGCGCGGCCAGCAGGATCGAGTTCGTGCCGTCCGTGAGCCGGTTCCCCGCCGCCAGGTCGCCGGTGTAGAGCGCGAGCACCGGGGCGGGCATGTTCCCGCCGTTGCCGAGGTAGCCCGCGTTGGACGCCAGCGAGCCATAGCTGCGCGGGTAGCGGCGGGAGTAGGTCCAGCCCGCGCCCCCGGCTGCGTTGGAGAGCACGAGCTGCTGCACCGTGGCGTCGTAGCGCAGCGGGTCGGCGGCGGTGAGCGTCACCTGCCAGCGGAAGCACTTGGGCGCCAGGTCCGTCCAGAGGAACGCGCCGCTGTCGGCGCGCACGGTTGCCTGCTGCAGCCGCCCCGCCAGGTCGCCGATCTGCAGGACCGCGGGCTGCCGTGACGACGCCTTGCCGGCGAGCAGGTCGCGGAACGGCGGGAGGTCGGCGGGGTCTCCGTCCGTGAGCACCGCGCCCTGCAGCACCACCTGCCGCGCGCCGAGCACCTTAGGGCCGTACGCCGCGCCGTCGCTCAGCGCGCGGTCGATGTCGTTGCCGTTCAGCGGCGGGCTGTCGCGCCACCCCTGCACGTCCTCGATCACGAGCGTCAGGCCGCGCACGTGGTCATAGCCGGTGTTGAGCGACAGGCCGTCCCAGATCACGGGAATCATGCGCGCCCCCCTGCTGCGGCCCAGGCGAGGCTCGCGTTCACGCTCGCCGCGATGTCGGTCTCGCTCTGGTGCTCGCGCGGGTAGATGTTGATCGTGTTGCCCTGCCCGCTCAGCGCCGCCAGCGCGCGCTCCTCGGCGGTCATGCCGCCGCTGAGCGGGGACCACCGCTCGGGGCCGCTCTCGGCGAAGTAATAGGGGTCGCCCGAGTGCTGCCCTATTCCCGCGACGGGCTCATAAAGCGTCCCGCCGAGCCTATAACCGTGCCCGTGCCCCAATACCGCCGCGACATTTGGGTAACGGGCCAGGGCATATGCCACGGCAGCATAGATATTGGCGAGCGGGTCCCATATGCCCCGGCTGCGGAATGGTCCCGCATAGGCATTAAACGTGGGATCTATTACCTGCATCAAGCCTTTGCTCGGAATTCCAGCCCTAGCATTGGAATCGGTCAGATTTATGGCTTTTTCGTTCCCGCCGCTTTCCGTGTTCATTTGCGTCATAAACGTGCCGAGCAATTGCGGCACCCCGAACATTTCGAGCACCGAGAGCATGAGCCCGCGCCAGCGGCCCACGCCCGAGCCGCCCCCGCCGCCGAACAGCTTCCCGAAGAACCCGCCGATCTTGCCCGCGACACTGCCGAGCGCCGACAGGGCCTTGCCCGGCAGCGCGGTGACCGCCACCAGCCCCTTCCCGAGCACCGACGCGAGCGCCGAGGGCCAGCCGCCGAAAATCTTCTTGACCACCGCGCCGGGGCTGTGCATGACCCCGGCCATCAGGCCGCCCATGAGGTTGCGGCCGATACCCGCGAACACGGTGCTCGGCGAGTGGATGCCGAACCACGACTTGACCGCGTTCACGATCGGGTCGACCACGTGCGCCTTCAGCCAGCCGCCGATGCCCGAGATCGCGGCGGCCATGCCCGAGCGGAGCCCGTCGATGATCGCGCCGCCGGCGCTGCGCGCACCGCTGACCATCCGCCCCCAGGCCGAGGACACGATGCCGACGACCCGCGCCCAGATCGCCGAGGAGGTGCTGAGCACGGCCGACCAGGCGGAGGAGACCGCGTTGCGCACCGCGCCCGCCGCCGCCGACACCGCGTTGCGGATCTGCGCCCAGTAGCGCACGGTGAGCAGCACCAGCGCGCCGAGCCCGCCCGTCGCGATGCCGACCAGCACCACCATGAGCGTCTGCCAGTTCGCGCGTATCCAGCTCGTCACCGCGTTGATCGCCGTGCGCATCGCCGAGAAGCTGCGCACCACGAGCGCGACGAGCGCGTTGATGATCGGCGCGACGGTATCCCAGATGGCCCGCCAAGCGCCCTCCACCACGTCGCGGAACGCCGCCGAGTGCTGCCACGCGAGCACCAGCGCAGCGCCGAGCGCCACCAGGCCGAGGATCACGAGCGAGATCGGGTTGGCGTCCAGCGCCGCGTTCAGCACCCACTGAGCAGCGGCCCACGCGAGCGTCGCGCCCCTGACGATGTACTGCGCGGTATAGAGCGCGATGATCTCGGTCGTCTCCCACGCCGACGCGACCGCGACCGCTACGGTCTGCAGCTCGGCGAGCAGCAGCGCGGCGCGGTACGCGAGCCACAGCTCGATCAGCGGGGTGAGCACCGGGGCGAGGAACGCCAGCACGTTGCCGAGCGCGGCGATGGCGGGCACCAGCGGCACCACCACGTAGACGAGCGCCTGCAGCACGGTGACCAGCGGGCCGATGAGCGGGACGAGCGCCTGCAGCACCGCGCCGAGCACCTGCCCGAGCGCCTGCCCCAGCGTGGCGAGCAGCGGGGCCAGCACCTTCAGCACGGGCGCGAGCCCGGCCGCGAGCTGAGAGATGATCTCGCCGATCGCGTGCCGCGCGACGGGGCTCTGCAGCGCGAGCATCCCGAGCCCCGCCGCGACCGCGCCGAGCGGCCCGCCGAGGTCGCCGAGCAGCGACCCGAACACGGGTATGTCGCCGAGGAGCTGCCCGCCTTTGAACACCGACGCGGCGGTGGCGAGCGAGGCCACCACGGGCGCGAGCTTGCCCACATCCGACGCCACGGCGGAGAACTGGCCGGGCTTGATATTCGCGATCCACTTGCCCCAGACGGTCATCATCGACGTGAGGGGCACGAGGAGCTGCCCCACCGACCGGCCGATAGCACCGAGCAGCGGCGAGAGCTGCCCGCCCGGCATGAGCGCCCGGTCGAGCGCCGTCCCGAGGCGGTAGGCGGAGAGGATCAGCGGCGCGAACGCCTGCACCAGCCCAGCGCCGACCGATTCCTTAATGGAGTCGGCGAGCCGGGGGAAGTCGGCGAGCACCCGCGCGGGGTCGTTCATCGCCTTCGCGTACACGCCCGCGATGCCCGACCCGGCCTGCAGCACCGCGTTCAGGATCGCCTGGCTCCGCTGCGCGGCGGTGAGGTTCTTAGAGGTGGTCCCGATCGACTTCGCGTAGTCGGACATCGCCTTGGCGGCGTTGACGTTCAGCCCGAGGTTCTTGAGCTGCACCACCCGCTGGCTGGTGATCGCCTTGGTCAGTATCTCCATCGTGTCGGTGGTGCTCTTGCCGGCGATGATCCCGGCATTCTGCGCCACCGTGGAGAGGCTGACCGCCTTCGCCATCGAGAGGTGGTTGATTGCGAACTTGGCGACGAGCTGCTGCGCTACTCCGGTCGCGACACCGTTCGCGCGGGTGGCCTCGACGGCTTTCTGCATCGCCTCGTAGCTGGTGCCGGTGCTCTTGCTCAGCCCCTTCAGCGCGTCGTCCATTTCCGCGACCCGCGAGGCGGTCTTGAAGCTCTCCACCCCGAACGCGACCGCCGCCGCGGTCGCCCCCGCCAGCATGGTGACAGCCCCGCGCCCGATCTTGCCGAGCGCCCCGCCGATGCCGCTCATGCCTTTGGCCATGGACTTGCCGGCGTCCTCACCCGCCTTGGTCGCGTCGGCCGCAACCTTCCGGGTCAGCTCGCGGGTGTCGGCCGTGACCGCGATCGTCAGCCCGCCGTAGGAGTAGCTAGCCACCGCGCACCACCGCCGCCATCATGCGCAGCTCGCCCAGCCTGATCAGCGCTTCCCGCTGCCCGTCCAGCGCGGCCACCAGGCGGCGCGGCACCGGCCGCGAGCCCGCCCCGACCTGGCTGATCACCGCGTCGAAGCTGGCCACCAGCGCCGCGAACTCGGGCAGCTCGCCCACGAGCGGCGCGGGGAGGGTGATCGTCACGCTAGCCATCGCGCACCACCACGCCCGGCATCCCCGCCATCTCGGCGAGCGCGCTCGCCCACGTCGGCCGGCGCTGCTGCTGCTGCTGCACCTCGGCGGGCGCGCGCGCCGGCACCCACGGCGAGCCGCGCTCAGGCCGCCATACCGGCTTGGGCCGGGGCGGTGAGGAGCCGCCGAGCCGCAGCACCACCCACGTCAGGTACGCGGTGTGGTCGATCAGTCCCGCGAGCAGCTCGGCCTCCGGTGTCCACGGCTGGCCGAGATCGCGCCCGCGCGGCGGCAGGCGGGAGAGCAGCACATGCACCCGCCGCGTCGTCACCGCTGGATCGCGCACGTCAACGCCGTACGCGGCGAGCATGGCCGCCTCTACGTCCGGCGAGAACCGGGCCGCGCAGGCTTGGCGAAATTTGGCAGGTTCTCCACGCCCGCGCTCTTGGCAACGCCCTCGAACAGCACGTTGAGCTGCCCTACGGTGATGCCGGCGAGCATGAGCCGCTCGACCTGCTCCTCGCCGAGCAGGACCGCGAGCGCGGTGTCCAGCTCGCCGCGCGCGAGCGCGGTGAGCGCGGAGACCGGCCATTTGGTCTGAGCGGGCAGCTCGTAACTCTCGCCCTTGAAGGTGAACGGGAAAGGGGCGGTTTCGCCCTCCGCTGCGGCGGCGGCGGCTTCGAGGTCGAAGACGGCCGCGCCGTCCTGGACGGCGCTCACGAGCCATCGCCCTTGACCCGCTGCGGAGTGGCCGGCGCGGCGGCGACGAGGAGCCCGCCGGCGGACGGCCCGAGCAGGATCGTGCCGAGCACGCCGCTGTCGTCCATCGCGGTCAGCGTCACGTCGAGCGGCACGGCCTCGCCGCGCGTGATCTTCATGTCGTTGGTCGTGGTGAGGGTGGCGCGGGTGAACGCGATGCGGAACACCTGGTCGCCGTCCTGGCTGTCGATGCCGATGGCGTACACGTGCGGCTGGTCGTCGGTGCGCACCTGCATCGTGAGCGCCCCGCCCGTGGGCGTGGGAACGTCGGTGTCGAAGTACAGCGCGAGCGTCTGAGCGTTGAGCTGCCAGAGGATGAACTGCATCGTCAGCTCGCGGCCCGTGATCACCGAGCGGATCGGCGCGACCGACTGCCACGGGGTCAAGCTGTTGCTCGTGGTCTTCTGCCCCACCACGGGGCCAGCCGAGTCGAGGTAACCGAGGGACGCCCACGGGGTCGCCCACGCGGCCAGCGTGTCGGCGGGCGCTGCGGTGCCCTCCGGGGCGATGTAGATGCCGGGGCCGTTGGCGGTGCCGACCTGAACCTCAGTCGGATCGAGGAGCGGTGTGGTCATGGTGCTGCCTTCCTTCGAGATGCCGCCTCGTGGCGGTGGGGATGACGCAGCCGCCGACCAGCACCCGCCCCAGCGGGCGAGGTGGCGGCGGGCTGCCAGTCGGTGCGCGGCGGGTGCACTCGGATCTCCCACCGCTGCACATAGCGGGGCGCCCCATCGGGATCGGGCAGCCAGAACGGCCCCTCGGTGATCTGCGCGTAACAGATCACGCCCTCCGCCCATGCGACAGCGGGGAGCCCCGCGAGGAGCTGCCGCACGGTCTCGGCGAGCGCGCGCGCCGCGTCCTTGCGCGCCGCGCGGGCGTCCACCTGCACGCCGTACCCGAACACCCAATCGGGCCACATGCCCGTCGCGGCGTACGCGAACGAGGTAACGCCGCTGAGCTGCTGCAGGTTGGCCCAGACCCACGCCTCAAGGTCGGGCTGCGCGATCACCGGCTGCGGGGTGCTCATCCGTGCCTCAGCCGGAACTCGGCGAGCGCGCGCCCGGCCGGCGCTTGCGCCGGGTCGTCGCGGGTGCCGTACTCCACATACCGCGCGTAGGGAACGGAGGTGCGGGCGTGGTAGCGCGATGCGCCCTCGTGCTCCACCTCCCAGCTCGCGGCGAGGCGGCCGGTTCGGACGGGCGTGTCGGCGCGGATCTGACTGACGAGCTCCTGCGCGATCTGCCCGATCCCCTCGTCGGCCGCCTTGCGCGGCGCGGCCGGGTCGGTGACGCGGAAGGTTGCCCCCGCCATCACGTGCCCCATAGGTCGGTTTGGGTGCAGCTCGCGACCCAGCACGCGGCAGAGCCGCCGAGGGGGTCGGGCACGAAACGGGTCTGCGCCAGTACCCAGACGTTTCCGCGGATAGCGGCTGCGCACCCGTCCGCGAGCTGCGCCAGCCCCGCCTCGTCGGGCAGGTACAGCACGCCGGTTCTCTCCCAGTTCGGGTCATGGGGGCCGTGCCCGCCGCCCTCGGCGGAGCGGGGGTCGCTCGGGCCGGGGCCGAGCTGCAGCGCGCCAGCGCCCGACCAGAACGGGGCGGAGTCGGTGCCCGCCCAGCCGTGCGCGTCCGCGCCGCTCGGGGCGTACAGCTCCACGTCGTCGGTCGGCAGTAGCACGCTCATGTGTGGAGCACCTGCACTAGCTGGCTGATGAGCCCCTCGGTGTCGGTGACGGTGAGGGTGAGCGCGAGCCCGAGGTGCGCGCCGGGCGTGGGCCAGGTGACGACCGGCCCCGCGTCGAGCTGCACACCGTAGGCGTCGAACTGCCAGTCGTAGGTCGCGATGGGGTTGTCGCCCGCAGCGGAGCCCGAGCCGTCGAGGGTGAGCACCGTCGCGGGCACGGGCAGCGCCGGCGCGTAGGTGAACGACGCGGCGGGCGGCACCGCCACGGGCACCTCGGGCGGCGGTGCGCCGCCCACGTCCACGGGCCACCACTGCGCCCACGGGTAGTCGAACGCCGAGGGGTGCCGCGCGGTGGAGCACAGCGGCACGCTCACCAGCTCGTCGCCGATGAAGCCGCGATGCCAGTCGGCGCGCTGCACAGCGAGCCCGTACTGGCCGGTCGGCGCTGCGGGGCTGTACGCCACCGACTGAGCGCCGGTTGAGACAGCCGACACCGCCGGGGTCGGCGCGAGGCTCGCCGCGTACGCCTCCCACTGCAGCGCCGCGCACATGTGCGGGCTCTGGTCCCACCATGCGTAAGCGAGCTGCTGCGCCACATCGACGGGCAGCCCGCCAGAGGTGGGCGGGTCCAGCGGCGGAGCCCACGCCACCCACGGCGGCGACGGCGGTGTCGTCACTTGCTGGCCTTGCGGCCTTCCTCGCCGGTCTCGGTCGGCGTGACGTGCGCCACGAGCGCGGCCTTGGCGAAGGGGTTGGCCCCGTTCGGGCTGCGCACGGTCACGGGCTGCACGATCGCGCACCCGAACCTAGCCCACACCTTCAACGGAGTTTGGTTGTCTTGGAAGCCGCTGATCAGGACTTTCCCGGTGCTGTCGGCCACCACGGCGGAGGGGTCGATCATGTAACGGATGTCCTGCCGCACCCCGATGAACAGGTTGGAGAACGCGCCGGCGAAGTAGTCGGCGTTGGTCCCGCCGTGCTGCGTCATGGTGTTGTAGCTGACCGGGATGCCGTACAGCGTGGGCACTGTCACGTCGCCCGCCTGCACGGTGCCCAGCAGCAGCTCGCCCGACCCGCTGGCGCGGACCCCGCGCAGCGCCGAGCGCACGGTGATGTCGGCGGCCTGGCCGGACACGTCGAGCCCGCCGGCTTCCACCGCGCCCATCGCGTGGTTGATCGTGTCGACCGCGTCGGTGCCCGCCGCGACGGCGGCGGCCATGGCGTTGATACCGCCCACGGGGTAGCTCGCGGGAGCACCCACGCCCCAGAACACGGCGGCGTCGAGCGCGACCCCGATCGCCTCGGCGATCCTCGGCCGCACGAACTCCCAGAGGTTGATCGTCGCGTCTTCGAGGTAGCTGTCCGGGATCGCGGTGATCGCCGCGACCTCCTCGGCGTGGAGGGTCGCGTTCTGCAGCGCGATGTCCGTCCACGGCTTGCGCCCGCCCACGGACACGAAGGCGGCGGTGGGCAGCGTCTTGGGGATGGGCAGCTCGGTAATGGTGGTGCCCATCGGCATGAGGTTCCCGAGCTGCAGCGCCGAGGAGGCGCGCACGGCCTCCTCGATAATCTGCGTCGAGAACTCGGGCGGGATCACGCCGCTGAAGTCCAGCGGCGGAGCATACGGTTGCGGGCTGGTCATGGCGCGCGGGCCTTTCGTGGCGTGGAGTGATCTCACGCCGCTTTCCCGCTACCTGGCACCGCGCCGCGTTGCACGAGCGCGCGCCGGGCCTTGGCGTTGCACCATCGCGCGCGGCCGGGTTCGGCTACCGGCTGCCGGGGGCGTTGCACCGCCCGACATCACCGCTCAGTATGCCCCGAGCTGCGGCGGGTGGCTACTACCTGCCGCCCCGCGCGTGCTGCGCTGCAGCGCGCAGCCAGTCACCGCCGCCGTTCACCTCGCCCGCCGCGCCGGTCTGCCGTGGCCCCGCCGGCACATGCCCGGCCGGGGGCGGCGGCGGGGGCACCGCCGCGAGCTGGTCCACGAGCGCGCGGATCGCGCGGGTGTTGGGTGCTCCGTCCTTGACGAGCTTGTCCATGTCGAGCATTTCCAGCGCCTTGTCGGGCTCGGCGATGCGCCCGGTGGCGAGGTGCCGGAACTCGGCGGCAGCGAGCAGCCGCGCGCCGGCGGCCTCGGCCTCGGCGCGGCCCTCGGCGCGAGCTGCGGCCACCGCGCGCTCGGTCTCGCTCATGCCCTGCTGCCGCAGCGTTGCCAGCTCGGCCTCAAGCTCGCGCCGGCGCGCGCGCTCGCGCTGGTATGCGGACTCGAGCCCCGGCCCGGGGGGCTCCTGCCCCTGGCCCTCGCCGCCGGCGGGCGGTGCGGGCGGAGGAGGAGCTGCGCCGCTCGGCGCTGGCGGTGCCGGCGGAGCTGGCGGGCTCGGCGGCGCTGGCGGTGCGCCGCTCGGCGGCGGCGCGGGGGGCTGCGGGGTGGTCACGGGCTAGCTCACCTCCTGCGGCGTGCCCTCGGCGGGCGGCGCTGCTGGCTCGGCGGGGGTCAGGCCGGTTACGCGGGTCACGCCCGGCGCGGGTCCGGGGGCGATCTGCGGCCCGGCCAGCTCGGCGAGGCGCAGTTGCCGCCACTGGTCGATCTCTTGCGGGCTCGCGCCCCACTTGCGCCACAGCACCTCGATAGGGACGCCGAGCGTCCGCATCTTCATGAGCGCGTCCACGAGCTGCCCCTCGGATCGCACCTCGAAGTCGCGCCACAGCACCTCGGCCTCGTAGTCGTCGGCGGCGGGGTGCCCGAGGACCGCGAACGCGGTGCGCAGCACTTGCTCCCACCCCTCGCCGATGAACGACGCGCGCTGCTCCACCTTCGCCACGAGCCCCGCCTCAGCGGCCTTGATCGCGTCGGCCGCCAGGTTGGCCATGCTGCCGACGAGGTAGTGCGGCGGGGTCTGCGTGATCGCGGCGAGCTGCCGTATGTCCTGATCGACCGCCGCGAGGTACCCCGCCAGGGTGGACTCGGGGAAGCTGCCGAACTTGGCGGCCGGGTTCTCGTTGGCGAGCAGCCGGTTCGCGCCCACGTCGTAGGGCGAGACGAACGCGGTGCTCTCGCTGGTGCTGCCGTCCGCGCCGGTGCTGGTGATCACCTGCCGCGCGATCTTGACCCCCGTCGCCCAGATCTGCCTGAACGCCCCGTAATCGGCCGCGACGAGCCGGTTGAAGATCAGGGTGTTGATCCGGTCCTGTATGGCGACCGCCGAGGTGAGTTCCGAGCGCGGCGGCCCCCACGTCCGGGGCTGCGGCACCAGCTCGACCATGCCCACGAGCCCGGAGGGGTTGGCCTCGATCATCGGCCCGGCCGAGCCGCTGCCCGGCAGCCACGTGGCGATCACGTCGGGCGTGATCAGCACCTCCGTCAGCCCGTAGCTGGGCTCGCCGATCCACGAGGGCCACCAATAGGTCTGAGGGTCCGCGCCGAACCGCTTGTAGCCCGCTATGCGCCTGCGCCGGTCGCCCGGAGCGTACAGAACCGTCGCCTCGAACGGGCTCTCCGCCGTGATGTCGACGCCC